CACAGCAATAGTGAATAGTATTTCTGCCCTCTCATTTGCACTCCAGGCGCGTGTTAATAAAGACCTATAGAGCTCCTCACTTCTCTTATAGGAATAAACTAATTAGTTTATTTAAAGATATATATAATTAATAACTAGCCAAACTTATGGTTTGTTCTGGAGCTGTGAATTACGGGTACAGAAATATAAATATTTCTCCTTGCATCATCCATCATCCTTAATTATTAATTAATAAGAGGTCATTCTGAATAGACAAAGGAAATTAATCCTTTGTTTCGAGTAATTTGTAATTAAAATATTTTTCAATGCCATAATTATCTAAGTCTTGTACAACAAAACAATTTCCAAATTTAGATAATTTAGAACATATTTGCTGAATATTATTTATAAGATTTATTTCAACATGATTTAGTAAATCATGTCTAACAAATCCAAAATGCGACTTATTAGCAGGCACTACAGGATTTGCTCCAAATCTTTGAACTGATGGTTCTAAAGATATTGTATTTACAACTTCTTGTAATGGAGCATTTACAAAAATTCTATAGTAGTTTGTCATTGTTATAAGTTGTTGTTTAATGAATGATTATTTTAAAGTTTAATAAATATCCGATTCTGTAGCATCAAAACCACAACATTCCAGTGAATCTTGCATTTTACCACAATAAGGACAAGTTTGTGATTCATTAAACTCATTTGCCATATCTCCATTTAATTGAAAAGATTTCTCAGCTTGGACTTTAGTTTTATGCTTTTGACTGTTTCTAACAATCATTTTAAGCACATTTCTAAGGTGGTTTAAGTCCATATCGTCTATAGATATGGACTTTCCATTCCTCATTTTCCAGTAAACAGGTTGTGATTTCATATTTTAACAGGAATTCTATGAGTTAAAATATCATTGACAACTTCCCAATCGTAACCATTATTAAATAATGATTTAAGTTGGTCTAATGTCCATTGATCTTCAGTAGGCATTTTATCCCATGTTTCAAGAAATAGTTGTTTATCCAACATTGTAGTTTTTCTTATTAGTTGGTATTCAACTTTACCCATTTTAGGGTCATTTGATTGGTAACTTGCGTATATTATCATTTTATTTGTGGTTTTTACAACTTTACCTGTTGCTTTTAATTGTTTGTAGTTTACACCTAAACTTTGATGGACTTACATATATTTATTAAGATAAAACCTAAGTATATATCTCATAAACACATAGTTTTAATCAAAGAACTGGTGTCCTCACTAACTTGGAAGGTTATTGAGTTTTTAATTAAAACGCTATCTGTTTTAATTATTTGTTAATTAAATAGGGATGTTAATACCTATTTTCAAGAGCCTATGTTACCTCTCATTGTTGGACTTATATATAATTACCAACTGATGTAATCGAAAGTAATTAAAGGGAGAATAAATCTCCCAATAACTACAGATTTTTGGAATATGTACTTTTTTTGTAAAATTAGTGTGTAAGTTTGTAAAATTAGTGTATAAGGGGGATTTCTCCCCCTTATTACTACTCATCCTCAGCAACAAATCCTCCACCACCGATGGCCACAATCCAACCATCTCTTACTTCAAATTCTTTGGTGAGAAGATAGTTATCTTCATCAACAAATAGAGGTGAAAAATCTTCACCATTTTGTTCGAGGTGTTTGGTGGATACAAGGACGGATTTCTTTTCACCCTTAAAGCGCACATTCAAAACCTTTGGAGATTTAGAATGTTCATAAATAGCCTCAACCTGTGGGACCGATTTATTTAATTTAATAGTTATTTTTGCCATAATAATATGTTTTTACGCAGAAAACGTTTTCTGCTCAAGTTTAGAAGGGGGGAGTGGGGTGAGATACCCAATTTCTACATATACACAAAAAATTTTAGAAAAAAAAAAAATAAAAAAATTTTAATTTCCTTGCAACCTTTTATGATAATTTACGTCTATATAAGTAGAATGGGATATAAAAATATTTATTTTTCAAAAAGCTTGACAATGTTAAATATTTATTGTATATTACATATAGCCACACAATGCTCAATTGTGTTACGTCTAGAAAGTGGAAACATGAGTACAGACCAGAAGTCGGGTAGTAGTTATCAAATAGATGATGAGGTGTCCCCGATAGGCAGAAAATAGCTTAATTGCAAGTTTACACGACCAGCAGCCATGGGCAGGGCAAAGGGAATAGCTGGTGTATGAGGATTAAAAGACCTGAGTGAAACAAGAGTTAAGTTAAAGCTTCTAGGTGACTAGTTAGTTGAGGAAGATAAAACTTTCATAGGGAGTTACTATGAATAAAAATTAAGAATAATGAGAAAAAAGGTAAATATAAAACAAGAGATGTTGATTAATAAGTATTATGTACTAGTTAATAAAAATCCAATGACATTGAAAGAGTGTCAAAATTATAAGGGAGAACAAGTAGTTAATTATATAACACAGTTTTCACCAGAGATACAAGAGTATATAAAAGATAAACCAAAATATATAAGTTTTTAAAGGAATGAAATTAAAGATAGGATTTGATATCACTACATGCTGGGATAATAAAGCATTTAGAGAGATAATGAAACAAGCTGTGGGTGATGTAGAACAAATAGAGATGTTCATAATTACTACAAGTGATAACACTAATATGATAAAAGAAGCTCAAGAGTATTTAGGACTTGATGAAAATCATGTTGTTAGATGCAGTAGTATGGCTTTGAAAATAGATAGTATACAAAGGTTAGGAGTAATGATATTTGTTGATGTTGATATGACATCTGTTATAGGTATAAATACATTAGTGCCACTTAAAAATGCTATAAACAATGTTACAGGATGTGTTGCTATACATTATAATGACAGTTTATTAGATGTGTATGATATGCAATTAAAACACTACACCTTGATTCAATTTTGGATAGGACAAATAAGTAGAAATTTAAATTAATAAGAATATGAAATCAAGAGATAAATATAAATCAAAACATTATTGGGATGATGAAATTGAAGGGAAAATGCCTAATGGCGATATTGTTTTAAAACAAGGAGTTAAAAAAAGAGGTAGGAAAACAATAGTGGAACAAACAGATGAAGAACTTCTTAAAGAAGAATGGAATGAATGGCTTATCGATGCAGTTAATCCTTATGAGGAAGCTGCTCGCAGAACCAGAGAAAACTTAATTCAATTAGGACTGACATCTGATTTTGATGAAGAAAATGTCAATTATAATGGAGAAATATAATTAACTTGATTATATAATGATATTTATTATCAAAAATATTTGCATAATTGAAATAATTATATTATATTTGTATATATAAGAATAAACATTAAATGGAAGAGGTAAAGGAAGCAGGCAACTATATTAAGGTGCCTATTAAAAGGAAGTATCATTGTAAGGCAATTTTAAACATCCTTAATTTTGGGTTCAGAATGACTGATGTTGAACTGGATGTGTTAAATACTATGATTACAAATGATATTAAAATACTTACGAAGGAGACAAGGGCACAGCTCTTGCTTCTCCTGAATAAGGAAAAGTATACAGTGAATAACCATATTATGAAACTAAAATCTAAAGGTGTGTTAATTAATAATTGGCACAACAGATTAGAAATAGCTCCTAATATAATTTTAGCTGTAGAGGATACAATTAAATCTGGAATCTTAACATTTGAATTATGTCCACAATAATTAAACAAGTAATACAAGCTGAAGATTTAACTAGTATGGAAGAAATATTAGATAGAATTTCAGAAGCATTAATTTATTATTCTAATAGACATAATGATTTTTCATATAAGATATCTCCTGATTTTGAAAAGAATGAAATAGAAGTGGTAAGTTTACATTTACATGAGGAGATGAATTAATATGATTGAACCAAAGGATATACATAAGGCAGTAGCTCAACAATTAAATATATCTGAAGATGTTGTTGATGAAATTAATAGATTGCAATATGAATTCCTTCAAGCAGAGATGATTAAATTTAATTGTATTAAACTTCAGCATATAGGAAAATTTTTATTTCATCCAAGGACAAACAGTAAACTTTATCCTGTATTTAAAGAGAAAATGAAAGAAATGCATAAACCTGATAAAAAATGATTATCACTTTAGACATTATCACAAATATATACTCTGTTCCTGATGAACAAGGAAATCAGAAGTTGATTAAAAGGGGATTAGTATATAAAAAACAATTTAATACTTGTGGAATTTTGGCAGAGGAATACATCACACAAAGAGGAGAAATAAGTAAGAAGGTATGTACCGTAAGAGAAGGTGAAAATTTTTACCAAGTAAAAAAGAGTTTTGATGAAATGCAAAAACTAATAGATAATGTACATATAACAGGATTTAAAATACAAGGAAATGTTACTACCAAAAGAAATAACCCTGTTCAATCAGAAAATAAAAATAATAAAAAGTAGAACATTATTAAGTAGAACAGGAATGTTTGGAGAATGCGATTTCAACAAACATAAAATATACATACAACAGAGTACAAGAAAACATAAAATAACAGAAGAACAACTTAGTCTGACATTGGATCATGAGGTATTACACATGATATTATATTTATCAGGATATGATAAATTAATGTATGATGAAATATTCATTAATACTGTATCTGGACTATTAAATCAATATATAAATCAAAGAAAATAAAATGGAAGGAAAAACAGATTTTGGTCAAGCAATTGACTGGTTAAAAGCAGGAAGAAAAGTAGCAAGAGAAGAATGGAATGGAAAAGGAATGTATATTACATTAAAACCTGGTTATCCAAATGGTATAGTGGTAAACGAGGTAACTCAAAAAGCACATAATATTCCTGAAGGAACAATAATTACATATTGTCCATATCTAGAAATGAAAACAGCAGATAATAAATTAGTGCCTTGGTTAGCAAGTCAAACAGATATATTGGCAGACGATTGGATTAAACTTAATTAATTATATGATAGAAGACTTACTAAAAAAATACCGAGATTATGAAATTGGTACTAGAAGAATTTCATTAGCTGAATATAAACCATATACAACTTATCAATTAGATAATACGAAAAAAGCATTAAATCTAATTAAAATATTAATAGACACTAAATTAATGGAAGAACCTAAATCAATTAGTGATTTAATAGATTTAATTAATAAAATATCAATTAATTTATAATGGAAAAAAAGGAAGAAAAATTTACTGAGTTTATATCTAGATATACTAAGGAAGTAGATGGAAAGAAACAAATAGATGTAATAGGATGTCTTATAGAACTATATGCTAGGATTACAGGACATACACATGCTATTAAAGATATAAATGAAGCATTAGGAGATTATGGAGTATTTAGTCTTGATATAGATAAGAGAGTGAATACTCTTGAGGGGAATAAAAAGATTGAAGTGGTGAGTCCACTAGAAGCAAAGAAAATAATTAATTAAAAGGAAATGTTAACAATAGAAGAGTATAATACTTTAAATGATGATTATGCATCATTTGATGAGGTATCTAGAATTATGGAAAAATATATATTAGCTGAAAGGCAAGCAATTAAAAATTTAACAAATAATTCATTTGAAGAGTTTAAAAAAGCATTAAATGAAGAAAACAAACAAGCAAGCTAATAAAACTGTTAGCGAGGAATTATTAGAATCTTGTAGACAGGCTTTATATCAAATTAAAAATACATTTGATGAATTAGTTAATAATAAAGAATTTGTTAAACTCGAATTATCTGACAAATTAAAAATAGCTGAGAATATAATTAGGATTACAAGTGGTCTTGGAAAATCAATCGAAACACTTGGAATTTTAGAAAAGAAAGTACAAAGTGAGGAACAAATTAATTCTAAAATAAGAGGAAATGCAAAGCCTTCTTTACTAGAAGAGGGACAAATATAAAGTTGAAAATAAAGATTTTTAAACATCAGATTTTAGATAGTTTAGAAAAGGAAGTGAATGATTATTTATTATCACATAAATTAAATGATTTAAAGTATTTTGTAGATGATAAATATTATTATATAATTTTAATATTAAATGATTAATCCATATATACCACAAGTAGATAAGTTTGAAAATTCTTATGAGTTTTCTTATTTAGCTACTAAATTTAATAAAGATGGTAGATATTGTGATATTCCAGAAGATACAGAGGAATATATAACTTTCTGGAAAGATGTAAAAGATAAATGTTTAAATGGATTTACTAATTCTAAAGGGATTAAAATTTGTGGACCACATTTCTTTTATTTAAATTTTTGTTTAATATTAGCAGAAAGTGGTGATGGAAAGAGAAAGAGAAAAATGTTCTCTTTTCCCAGATTTGTGGATTTAGATTATGACTACTTTTGGATGGTGGAATATTGCAAATTAAATGAGAAATTTTTAATTGCAGTTAAGGGTAGACGACAAGGATGGAGTTATAAAGGAGCATGTGAAATAACACATGAATATACATTTTCAAGAGATAGTAGGGGTATTATAGGAGCTTTCTTATCAACATATAGTGAAGGTACTATGAAGATGGTAAAAGAGTATTTAAATCATATATCAACTTATACACCTTTTGGACATATTAGAAATCCAGATTTAACAGATTACTTTATGTCTCAACATCAAATGGATTTAGGAGGTGTTAAAGTATGGAAAGGATTTAAAAGTTCTGTAGAAACAATTACATTTAAAGATAAACCTGCCGCTGCTGTGGGTAAGAGTGCTAGTATATTATTACTGGATGAAGCAGGAGTATTTCCTAATATATTACAATCATGGGGATTTACACTTCCTTTATTGAAAGATGGTAGTTCCTATACAGGAGTAGCTATTGTCTATGGAAGTTCTGGAGAGATGGAAGGAGGAGCTAAATATTTTTATGAAATATTTATAAATCCTGATCAATATAATTTTCTTTCATTTGAGGATCCAGAAAATCCAGCAAAGAAAATTGGATACTTTAGTTCTTCTACAAGAGGTAGATGGGGTCAATGTAGGAATCCAGAATCCAAATGGTTTAAGTGTGACATGGTAGATGCAGATGGTAATTCAAATGAAGAGGCTGCTCTTGATGATTTATTATATGAAAGACAAATTGCTAAAATGGCAGCTAGTCCAAGTAGGTTGCATTTAGCCGTTACACAATATCCTGTTAAATGGGAAGAAGCATTTTTAAGAAATAAAGGTGTAATATTTAGTTCACCTGAAATGTTAGATTGGCTTAGTGAATTGGAAACTGTTCCTTCATTAAGAGATCAAGGAATGAAAGGAGAATTAGTATTTAATAGAGAAAATAATTTAGAATTTAGACCAAATGATGAATTAAATTATATTACTAATTTTCCATTAAAAAAAGATGATGATACTACAGGATGTATTTATATTTGGGAACATCCTGAAAAAACAGAAAGTGGAATTCCTTATGGATTATATGTCGCTGGACAAGATCCATATGATATGGACAAAAGTGAATCTGGATCATTAGGAAGTTTTTTCATTTATAAAAGAGCTTTTAAAGCAGGATCCTCACATGATATTATTGTTGCTGAATATACAGGGAGACCTAAATATGCAGATCAATTTTATGAAAATTGTCGTAGACTTTGTATATATTATAATGCTAAATGTCTTTATGAAAATATGTTAAAGGGATTTAAGAATTATATGGTGGAGAAAAATTCTCTACAATATCTTTGGGAAACACCAGAGAATATGGTGAGAGATATAATTAAGGATTCTAAAGTACAAAGAGGATATGGAGTGCATATGAATAGAGGTGTGAATGGTGCCAGTGGAATTAAGGATATGTGTGAAATATATACAAGAGATTGGCTTTATGAAGAGATAACAGATGTTGATGGAAATATTAAATTTAGATTTCATACAATAAAATCAATACCTTTACTAAAAGAATTAATTATGTATGATGGGGAAGTGAATACAGACAGAGTTGTAGCATTCATGTTAACAATACTACAAAGTAAAGAATTACATAAATTACATTTAAATAATATGAGAAGTTATACAAATGATTTATTTGGAAATGATAGATTTCTAAAGAAATTATGGATTAAAGGTCAAAATGCATCTCAAGAATTTAAAGGATTAAAAATAAACTAATGTTTGACAATATTACAAATCAAGGAAGTTCAAGTGCTCTTCCTCTACAAAAAATAGCAGATTCTAAGAAGAATGAAAAATGGAAGAAAAGTTGCATAGACTATTATAGTAATTTTAGATACACTAATGGAAGTTCTCTTCGTAAAGATAGGAATGCCAAATTAATAAATTATAATTTATATAATGGTATTGTAGATCCCGCTGATATGGTAAAGATTTGTGATCCATTAGGTGTTACTTCAGGAACATTTGGAGATACATTTATGAATCTTGATAAAATATCTTCACCTCTACATCTATTACTAGATGATGAAGCAGAACTACCAGACAATTCAATTGTAGTATCTGAGGCACCAGATGATATTAATAGAAAGCAAACAAATCTTAAAGATAAAATATTAAAAGCTCTTCAAGTTCAGCTTCAAGAACAAATAGATCCCTCTCAGCAGAATACTGAGAATCCTCCACCAACACCTCAAGAAATCATTAAGAATGAGAAGAAAAGTCCTTCTGATATGATTGAATCTAAGATGAATAAAATGCTTAGAATATTAAAGAAAAGACTTAATACAAAGTTTATATTTAATCAAGGATTTAAAGATGCTTTAATTTGTGGAGAGGAGATTTATTGGACAGGAATATCTAATGGAGAACCTGTTTTAAGACAATGTAATCCATTAAATATCACTGTGATAATGGATGATTCCGATGTATTTATAGATGATGCTCTTGCTGTTGTGGAAGAAAGACTACTCACAGTTCCTAGTATTATAGATGAGTTTGGAGATCAATTAGATGATGCTACTCTTAATAAACTAATCACTTATTCTAATGGTACATTTGGAAGTACAATGACACCAGGTGGATTTTCACCAGTATTTGAAGTTGTACAAAATACTCAAGTGATGTCAGGAATTACTCCAACTAATTCATATATGGGGAATAATGTTAATAACTATGCTATAAGAGTGGTAAGGGTGGAGTGGATTAGTATGAAACAAGTTGGCTTTCTTTCGTATACAGATCCTAATACAGGAGAAT